GATTCGATTCAGGCACTACAACGCGTTCGGGCTTATCCTGCTCGGCTTGCGCTTCTGTTACCTGTGTAACGCTCAGAGATTTGAGCGGAATTACCATGTTATGAGGCTCGGCGGGGGTGGGGGTCAGTGAGGCGTCAAGCCCTAAGTGCCACTTCGTAATCTCCCACGCGTTACCGACTTGCTTACGGTCTACAAGATGCGGGGCAGTCCCACTTGACCAGCCCAATTTCCCAGCCAGCCCCATTTCTGCCAGCATCTTTTCGTATTCGTTACGTGCGCCAATAATCATCTCAGCAAAGATACCGATTTCATCCTTTGTCAGTTTCACGTCGGGGAGTTGCTCGGTATATGCAAACTGCTTGCCCCCATATCGAACGGGCATCCGATGATTGAACCAGCCTTCTGACTTCTCAATCATTCCGTAGTCTGTATTTGGGGTAAAGAAGTCGCCCGTCAAGTCTGTTTTAGTTGCATCGCCATATCGGACAAGATACCCCGTCAGCTTGACATTACCGTCGTCCATCTTTACAGCCTTCACGGATTCCCCGAATGAGACCATGCCCGATTTACTTTCCATGTCGGGGAGTGGTTCGATTGTCACCAGTTCGTAATCATCACAGACATATTCGGCCTCTGTGCTGAATTCGTGCTTAGTACAAGCCCCGTCCTCCCCGTCTATCATCTTGAAAAACTGACAGGAGGAACAGTTCTGCATGTCTGCCTTGCGTAAGTTTGGTGCGTCTGTAATTGCCATATTATTCTCCGAAAACAAAAAACGCGGCGTCAAACAGGTACTTAGTACCTATCTAACGCCGCGCCTCTTTGTTTACTAGCTTGTAAACCTGTGAGGGTCTCTCGTTACATATTAGGGTTGGGCTGGTCTATATAGGGCGACTGCCTTGTTAACTAACGTACCCAACCGTTGACGGGATATTACCACATTATTTATTCTTTTGCAAATATGCTTTGACCGCTCCCCGTGCCGCCTTGATTGCAGACGGGAGATTCTTCGCTACTACTTTAGCAACCTTCCACCAGCCAGCCTTTCCCAATTGTCGCGCCTGATACTTATCCGAGCGCGTCCAGTATCCGCCCGCCGTATCATTTACCAAACGGAATGAATAGTTCTTACCTTTCTCCTGCGGGGTGAATGTCCACGCTTCGGTTGATTTACCCGTTCGGTTATTCTGTCCAGGGTTGATTTTACCAGAATGTAACGCCCAAAAAAACCAGCGTCTTTGCTTGTCGGTAAAGAATGAAAACCCATAAGCGGACTTCCTAGTCACAAACTTGTACGGCTCGGGGTGTCTAAGCCCGCTCTGTGAATCGCCTACCAGCCAATCGCTAATGGCTTTCAAAGCAACAAAGGTAACACCGCGAGGCAAAGAGGCGATGTACTTCTTTACCTTTTCAAGGTTGCGAATGGGGAATTTTATTTGCATTATCAGCCCACAATCTTTTTGATTCTGGCGTAGGCGTTTCGGCTTCGCTTCTTGTCTGTCGCTCTGCGCTCACAGTCGCACCGCCAGCCGCCACAAGTCAGATAATCATTAGGGGGATTCTTTGGATAAACGTTTAGCGCGTTCCACTCACTCGCAAGGGCGACAATCCCATTTAGAGCGGCGCACTCGGGACAGTGTTCCTCGGTCGCTCCGAGTACCCACTCCTCACGGCCTCCGTTGTTCAGGGTGATTAGACTCGTGGCGTTTTCGTAGGCTGTATTCCACTGGCCCGCCCATAACTCAGCGCGTGAGAATAACGGTTCTATTGGGTCGCCGTTTGTCCGTGCAGTCATGATGTCGGTAAAGAATTGATAAGACCAGCTTGTATTGGTCTGCTCGGCTATCATATCAACCAGTGATTCTTCGAGGTAATCAGGCAGGGCGGCGGATGTATTGTCATCGTCCATTCCCTCATTTATCCAAGCTGTATTATAGGCGTTGCGTAACTGCCCGCCGATAATAGAGGCCATACGGTCAGTGAATCCGCCTGTGCTAACCTTGCCTTTATAAGTATCCTGTACAAGTACCTGTATCTTTGACAGCATGTCATCATAGGACTTATAAGCATCCACACTCATTACGCCAAAAAAAATAAATCTGGCCCTATCCGTCAGGTAAGGCAGAACGTCAGGGACTAGCTTTACCGCCTGAATTACTAAGCTATTTAGTCTCACTCTGTACCGCCTTGTTTATCGCTTCGGCCAATACTAGGATTTCACTTTTATATTCTGGCTCGGGCGTTACGGTGACAGGATTCAATCCTGCCCGCGCCTGCGCGAAAGTAATCACGCCGCCTTTTATGTCCTTGCACAATTCAGCGGGTAAATCTACCGCGTGCCATGTGACCATCTTCCCCGCCTTCGTTACTTTATCCTCCCACTTATCCAGTTCGACCAACGCCTTGACTACCTCGGGCGGGACGGTCTCGACGGGTTGCACTTCGGGGGCGGGTGTCTTGTTGGCCTTCTTATCCTCGACGCCTTTCTTGATAACCAATAGTTGCTCATCACTAAACAAATAATCCAGCTTCTCACTGGCAATCTGGAAAGCGGCATCAACGGACATATATTCACTCAATCCTTTTACCATGTCTAGGAATACTTGTGCCTGTGCGCCCTCGTCCTCTTGGAATATCTCTAGGCGTTCAGGTTCAAACTCAAGATGATAGCCCATGTTGTGAAGTATCTGTTCATTCCAAGAATACTGTACAGCCCTCGCGTCAGGGACTATCGTAATTGTGTAGAACTGCCGTTCACGCGCTACCGCAGTCGCTAGGTTTTCATCTTCCAGTAAATGCCGCGTGCCTAGTGCCTGGTGGATTTCATAGCGTAACTCTTTAGTAATACTCAAATCGCGCAAGGCTTCGAGACCATCGCCTACAATGGTCGGCTTTACACCAGCGGCATTAAAGATTTTCCACGTCAAACCCCGTGCGCCCGTCATAAACTTATTGAACCAAGATTCCATCTTCTCGGCTTCTTCTTTCGGGGGCATCCCGTCAACCATGAGCATCATTGCTTTGATAGCACCTCGGCGCATGTAATCAGCCACCCATTTACTGATTGCCCCGTTTGCCTCTGCCGCCACAATCGCAGACTCTAAAGGCCACACCAGCGGAGGGCCAAGCTCTACGTCAGGATCAAGCAACCATGTATAAAGTACCTGTGTACCGTCGAATAACTCGGTGACGCCTTGACGCTTGAATTTGATGATATTCTTTTTAGCGTTGTCGTTATCCAGTGTGACAGACGAGGGAATCCAGTATTGCAACTCTTTGACCTGTCCAGTACGTGCGCCTGTGCCTTTGTACCAATAAGCCCTACCAGACGTTACCAGCGCGGCTTCGGTTAGTGCAAACGTGCGGGATGGATAGGGGAGGAATCCAAGAACGTTTTTATAGTTGTCACTGTTGTCAACTTCCTTATCCCCTTTGTTTTTGTAGATGGTAAAAGGCAGGTCGGCCATTGCCTGAGTCCGTGACGTAATCCCTGCAAACACGGACGGGACAAGCCGATTAGATAATGCTGCCCGCTTTGTGTCTGTCGGGTCTGGTGACCAAACCCCTGGGCGGTCGTCGGTCATCGGGTTAATTGATTTCGTTCCGTCCGTAAGTATGTATTTATACATTTGCACTCCTATGTCATCCACCAAGAATCTGTCATATCATCTTCGTAGGCGTACCGCAGTCCGCCGTCTATCAGGTGATTATTTTTATCCACTGGTATTTTTAGGCTATTACCGCCCGCGTCTTTCTTCCAGTGGTACTGTTGCAGTTCGTTTATCAGATTGACGCACGTTCTATCTACTATGATGGTCTGTTGCTTCAGCCAGTCAATCCCAAAGTTTACCGAGTCCTTGCCCTTCTTAGCACCTACCGCCGCAACGCCGTGATTGTTCAATTCCTGAATACTCTTAGGCTCTGCGCTGTCACAGATAATCCGCTCATCGCCTATCATTTCCTTTATGCGCTCGGCTAGTACGTCATTGGTAAGTCCTGTCTCGTACAGTTCCTTGTAAAAGTAAATCGTCTTACGCATCTTGTCATAATGACTCACACCCACGGCAGCGGGGTCACTGGAAAAGCCGAAGTCTAGCCCGTTGCGCCTGTTGGTAAACTGGTCGTGCATCTCGGTCAAATCTTCCACGCGCCAATTGGTGAAGATTACGTCACCGAGCACGCCCCAATTACCCAGCGTGTACACCTGATAATAATAACTGTCGGTCTCTTGCTCTAATCCCTTGCGGTCGTCACTGGTCAGGAATTTGTTATCAAGGTGCGTGGTCTTTAGAATGGACAACTCAGGCGTCTTGTATTTCTTCTGTTCATCCATCCAGCCTATGCCGCTAAAGTACGTCTGATAAATCCAGTGCTGTTGTAATATCGGGTTGAATGTCAGGTGTAAACGTTTGGGCGTCTTTGGATTTCCTCCGCGCTGGCGTTTCAATAACTGCTTGATTGAATCCTGCGCGGTCTCGGTCGCTTCCTCTACCCATACGTCAGTAATCGCGCCCTGTGCTGGAGTGATAGACTTCAACTTTTCCACGTCATCCAATCCACTAAAGATAATCTGATACCCATTGATACAGGTTATCGTACCGTCTGTTTTGTTGATACTAAAGAACTGCTGTAAGCCCCATTCAGTAATCACTCTGTTGATTTCCTGCGCTACCGAGCCGCGAATTGTGCGCCCTACCTGGCGACATATCAGCCAGTTGCGACCGCCCGTCCTCGTGGCGTCCAGTGTATCTATCACCGCCTGCTGTGCCTTGAACTTGCTTTTACCAGACGACGAGCCACCGTAAAGAATTTGCACCCTCGCCATATTCTTGAATTGGGGAAGGTACACGTCATTCATAACCGACGGGTCAATCTCAATCGTCGGGGATGTCATCGAATCCTTTTATGCCGATCTGTATCGCCTTCCCGTCGCTGGTAAAGTCCACGTTATCGCCCCACTCCGAACGCCTGCGCCGTTTCAGCCATTCGAGGGCGTACTTCGCGTCACCTTTCGCGGCGGCGGTCTGGATTACGCGGGTGAAGTTTACGGCGCATTCGGCGTTGGCTTTGCTCACAGCCTCATTAAACTCTCGATATGTACCGCTTTTGCCTTCCGCGCCTTTCTTCATCCACTCATTGAAAGTGTTGTAATCCACCCCAGCGGCCTCTGCCGCGTCTTTATACGTGCATCCATGCAGTACCGCGTCAACTATCGCGGCTTGTGCTTCGGGGGTGAGTTTCGAGGGTCTAGCCATTTGTCACC